AACACTTCCGGTAATACCACGGTATTACCTTTAGGAAATGGAGATGGAAATAGAATAGATAGTATTTCTCTAATCTTAGAAAAAGAAAAAGGAGAGATAGGATGTTAAATCGAGCAACAATTTCGCCGCAAGAAGCGGTAGAGATTCTGCGAGAAAACGGCATGCAGATCGGCGTTGAGGTCCTTAGGCTGGGGCTGCAACAGGGTGTTTTCCCGTTTGGTAAGGCGGTAAAAACCGAGAAAGCACCTGTCTACTGGGTTTTCCCGAAGGACCTTAATGCTTGGATTGAGCGGCATTTGAAGGATGGACCCACTAAGAACGGGGAATTTGTGGAGGTACATGATGACTGACGTTGAATATATCCTTGAGGCAAATCACCGGCGCGCAAGAGAGCGCGAACTCGGCGAGCAGTGGGACAAGATTATCCGGCAGCGAAAGCGGAAGTCGGAACTTTTGAAGGCTTCGGAAGCTTTCTGCTTCTCGATTGGCTGCGTCCTTCTGGGCGGAACGGCGGTCCTGCTGGGCTTCGGGCTGTTCGAAGCGGCGTTCACGCTTGGCGGCGCGGCGGTGATCTTCTTCGGCGGCGCGGTGCTGATGGAGGCGTGAGATGATTTACCCGTGCAAGAAATGCACACACGACACAGGCAAGTGCCGCTGCCTTGACTGGCAGAGATGGTTCTCTGTGGAGTTTGAGGCAGAAGCGGCGAAGGTGCTTGCTGCGACGCACGCAGAGCCGTTACCCGCGCCGCCGAAGATATTCTATCGCGAGATTGTTTTCAGTTCGATCTTCACGCAGCTTTGGAGGTAGCTATGACGCAGGCTGAACGGGTTTTGAAGTACATGCGCGACTTCGGCAGCATTACGCAGCTTGAGGCGATGCAGGACCTCGGCTGCATGCGGCTTGGAGCGCGTGTCTACGATCTGAAGCGCGAAGGGTACAACATCCGGCGCGACATGGAAACGAGCAAGAACCGGTATGGCGAGGATACGAGCTATGCCAGATACAGGTTGGTGGAATGATGGAAGATAAACAGCAAGCGCCGTTTATCACGGATATCAACGGCGCAGAGATTTATGACGGGAATGAGTACTTTGTTTCCGACGAAGGGAACATTGCCGCCGCGCTTCCGAGCGAGAACTGGGACGTACATAACGCCCTGATTGAGCATTTGGTGGAAACGTATGGCACGAATCGCATTGCCGAAATGTGCGGCTTGGACAAGCAAGTCTGCAAGATTTAAGGAGGAAAGTATGCTGAAAGGATTTAACGAGCTTGTACAGATCGACGTTTTGCCGTTCTGTGACAAGCGGAAGGCGAAGGATGACAGCGGGAAGCCGATTGAAGTTCCGTATCTCCCGTGGGCGAAATGCAAGATGCTGCTTCACGAAAACGGGGCGAATGAGGTCTATTTTGTGCCGCTGAAAAATGAGACTGGCGGGTACTTATTCCAGTCAAAAGAAGTCCATGACAAGAATGGCAGAACGACGGGGTGCTATTTCGTTTCCGTCGAAATCCACATCGACGATAAGACATTCCGCATGGATATGCCGCTGATGAACGGTTCCTTAGTGGTTTACGATGACACATTGAATCAGCTTCGGATTTCCAACGCTCATGCAAGAGCCTTTGTGAAGGGCGTGGCAATTCACACAGGGCTTGGCTTCAAGCTCTGGCTGAACGACAAGGACACGGAACGCGCGGACGATGACCTATCCCAGCACAGCATTATGGCGATCAAGCAGAGAATCGAACAGCTGATTACATTAAAACTGCAAAACGGGGCGGATATGAGCTATATCCTCTCGGGGCTTGGGCTGAATCAGAAGAAATTCGATCAGCTGATGGCGTCGTTCGGTAACATTCAGTATCTGGAAAATACGCTGAAACGCTTATGATACACGATCACGACAGAAGCGGATGGTTCGGCGCGTCGGATACGGCGGCGATCATGGGTAGATGGGACACAAAGACATTCCGCAGCTTTTGGCTGCAAAAGCTCGGCGTGAACCGCGACCACTTTTCGACACTGGAAATGGATACCGGAAGTGCTTACGAACACAGGATTCTGGAGTATATCGGCATCCGAAAGATGGACAGGCAAATCAAGATTCGGCGGCTTCGGCTGCGGGTGAATCTGGATGGCGAGGACGCGCAGGAAATATCAGAGGTAAAGACGCACAAGGGAGAATCCTTCAAGGTGTCCCGCGCGTACTGGATGCAAGCACAGGTTGAAATGTTCGCGGCGAAAAAGGCGCTGCGTATCGTGGCGTACCATTTGGAACCGGAAGACTACAGAAACTGGTTTCGGGAGATTGAAGACGATAGGCTGTCCTATCATCCGATACCGTATGATCGGGAATGGATAGAAGGGGAGTATCTGCCACGGCTTCGATACCTTGCAAAGTGCCTTAGAAAGGGGGTCATTCCGGTTGATAGAACTGAACATCGTTGAAGCTTCGTGGAGCATGGACGCTTCGGGGAGCTGGCTGAAGCTCAAGCCTGAATTTCCGGCGCAAGCCCGTATGGTTGCCGGGGAACTTGACCCACGAAAGAGGTACACAGTGGCAATTAAAGAGTTCCGGAAGATGCGGAGTCGGGATGCAAACCGATATCTTTGGTTGCTTTGCAATAAGCTTTCGGTCAAAGTGGGTGCGCCGCCGGAGGAAATCTATCGGCACTATATCCCGGATGTTGGTGACAACTCCGATACGATATGCGCTCCGGACGCAGCAGTCAAGCGGTTCCGGGAATGGTGGGAAGCGCGCGGTCTCGGCTGGTGTACGGAGATTATGGCGTCAAAAATTCCGGGCTGCACGAACATCATTTGCTACTACGGCTCGAGCACCTACGACACAAAGCAAATGGCGCGGCTTATTGATCTGGTCGTTGAGGACTGCAAGCAGCAGGGCATTGAAACGCTTACGCCGGAAGAACTCGAGCGTATGGCGCTGGAATGGAGGCAGGATGAGAAAGGAAACGAAGGCGACAAAGATACCTGAGAAGGTCAAGAAGGCCGTCTGGGCGCGCGACGGCGGGCGCTGCATCGTCTGCCTCCGCCCCGGAAATCCGTGGTGTCATTTCATTCCACGCTCGCAGGGTGGGCTTGGAATCGAGCAGAACATTGTGACGCTATGCGATAGCTGCCATATGGCATTTGACCAATCACCGAAGCGCAAAAGCCTGAGAGAGTATATCAGGCGGTATCTCAAGATGAAATATCCCAATTGGGACGAAGCAGAACTGGTTTATAAGAAAGGAACGTAAATATGGAATCTTATGTAAAACTGAGTACGGAAAAGTATGAGGAATTGGCGAAGAAGTGCCTGATGCTCGATGTGCTCGCTGAATCGTACAAGAAGATGCCCTCGTATCGTTTCGATGACGTCCTGGAAGTCTACTTTGGAAAGCGGGAAACTGCCGAAAAGGAGTACGGCAAATGCTGAACCACATTGTTATTATGGGAAGAATGGTTCGAGACCCGGAGTTGAGAAAGACGCAGGGCGGAACGTCCGTTGCATCCTTCACGCTGGCGGTTGACCGCGACCTCACGCCGGAGGGCGGAGAGAAAGAGACGGACTTTATCGACTGCGTCGCCTGGAAGGGAACCGCTGATTTTGTAAGCGGATACTTCTTCAAGGGCAGCATGGCGGTCGTGGACGGACGGCTGCAGCTGCGCGACTGGAAGGACAAGGACGGAAACAAACGCCGGTCTGCGGAGATCGTGGTGAACCGCGTTTATTTCGGCGAAGGGAAGAAATCTTCGGAGCCACAGAACCCGGAAAACCCCGGCGGGTTTACGATGATGGACGACGATTCGGACCCTCCGTTCTAGGGGGGGGCTGAGATATGCCGAACAGGATCATCAAAGAAAGCTTATGTGATTCGGAGCGGATCGCGTCTTTGACGGACTTTGAGTTTCGTCTTTGGGTTGGATTGATCACGCAAGCGGACGATGCAGGGCGGGGAGACGCCCGCCCTGCATACATAAAAGGCCACGTTTTCCCATTCAGAGAACGGGTCACTGCAAAGGATATTGAGTCTGCGCTCCACGCGCTGGCGGCAAAAGGCTGCGTTGCCCTCTACACGGTAGGCGGGAAGCCCTACTTTTTGTTCCCAAGCTGGGCAAGACATCAGAGAATCCGAGAATGCAAACCGAAGTTCCCCGGACCGGAAAATGCGGACGCTTGCGGCGATGCGAAGAATTCTGCGGCGAGTTGCGGCGAGTTGCCGCAAGATGCGGCGGATTGCGGCCTTAATCCGAATCCTAATCCGAATCCTAATCCGAATACGAATCTAGGTGTAGACGCGCGCGCGGCGCGCTTCACGCCCCCGAGCGTCGAGGAAGTGGCGGCTTATTGCCGGGAACGGGGAAACGGCGTGGATGCATCGCGCTTTGTCGATTTTTACAGCTCGAAGGGTTGGATGGTCGGCAAAACGAAGATGAAAGACTGGAAAGCCGCTGTGAGGAACTGGGAGCGAAGCAGTGACGCAAAAGCTACGCCTGTCAAGAAGCCGGGCTACAACGTGCAGCATCACGACGGCGATCTGAGCGACTTACAGAAAGCGGCGATTCAGCGGATGTTGGGGGATGAAGCATGATGAAGCAGGGAATCGAGGTCTGGATTGTCATACCAAAGCCGCTTCCCATATTCCCCCGGCTCATGCCGGAGCTGGGAAAGCCTTTAAGGGCGCGGAAGTATCCGCAGAAGATGCAGAACAAGACGTTTTACCTCGTCAGCGTCAAGGACCCGGAGGACGGGCGGCGGAAGATTATAACCGTCAGGGAACCGGAATGCTGGGAGGCGGAAGTGACGGTGCAGGTCAGGAGGAAGACATGAATAATTTCGGACCGTGTACGCAGGACTGCCCCAACCGGAAAGCCGGTTGCAGCGCATCCTGCGTGGCGTGGCAGGCTGAGAAGGAAAGACGGCTCAAAGTTTACGGCAAACGCGCCGAGATCATCGACATAAACCAGATGACTGATGGCGGGGCGAGAAACTGCCGTAGAGCGGCAAAAGGGAAACGGAAGATAGGAGGGGAAATGTAAAACTATGACAGAAAAGGAAATAGTGCAGGCGCTGCGGTGCACGTCTACACCGGGCGACCATACAAGCAACTGCGAGCAGTGCCCATACTGGAAGAAAGAACAGCTGAACGGGCGGCTCAAAGAGAAGTTGGGAACGGATACATGGACAAGCTGCGACATTGATAAGGTCGGTCTGGACGCAGCTGACCTCATCGAGCGCCTGACCGCCGAGAACGCGGCGCTTCGGGAGAAGCAGCGGTGGATTAGCGTGGATGACAGGCACCCAAAGCCTGGAACGCGCGTTCTTGCTACGGACGGCGTATTTGTTGGAGAAGCATACCGAACAAGCGCTGATACGTGGCGCAGATATGATGGCATTGCAATGCGGGACTGCATCGGCAGCGCCGTTACCCACTGGATGCCGCTGGCGGAAGCGCCGGAAACGCCGGAGGGAGGAGAAAAGGCATGAGCAAAATCAAAAAGGTAGGATTTGGGTATACGGTGCCGAAAGAACGGTACCAGGAAGCCGCGGAGAATATCCAAAAGCTTGGCGCTATGTACGCAGAGTACCTGCAGAAGAAAAATTTCGATGGGCTTGGAGAGCAAGATGCGCAAGAGCTCATGGCCGACATCCTGCTTGCCTGCACTGCGCTGCTCTATGTCGCAGAATTTGCGGCAGATAAATGCCATATGGTGCCGCTGCCGGGAAAGGATGGAAAAGCATGAAGATTTACATCGCCGGTAAAATCACGGGCGATCAGGGGTGTCAGGCGAAATTTCAAAGGGCGGCAGTGGGGTTGCGGATGTGTGGGAACATCGTGCTGAATCCGGCGGAGCTGCCGGAGGGGATGGAGGCTGCGGACTATATGCGCATTTGTATGGCGATGATCGACGTGGCGGACGCGGTTGTTTTCCTGCCGGACGCGAAGGACAGCGCAGGCGCGCGCCTTGAGAAAGCATATTGTGAATACGTCGGGAAGGAGATGGAATTTTGGAACGGTTAACGTTTGAGGGCAATTTCTGCGACATCGCGCAGTGCCGCGAGTTGCCGTGCCCGTATGACGGAAACTGCACGCAGAAGCAGGTATGGGAAAGGCTCAAAGCATATGAAGATTCTAGATTATCCCCACAGGCGTGCGCAGAGGCTCGGGAAATCGAGGAAACGCTTTCCGGCTATGATTACTCCATCTCACGAATGGTGGAGCTGATGAAAGCGGATGTTGAGGGGCTCGTCCTGATTCTGCCGTGCGCACCGGATGCGATTTACTGGGAGAAGGTAAGCGGAATTCTGGCACAGTCTCGCTTTGAAGGTCTGCACGTCTACGAGGATGGCACGATTAAGTACGCTGGTTACGGCATGGAAATCTGCGCAGAGGACATCGGTAAGACCGTATTTTTGAGCCGCGAAGAAGCCGAGAAAGCTTTGCAGGAAATGGAGGGCAAGAAGGATGGCAACGAAACGAGTATGTGACCGATGCGGGGCGGAGATAAACCCCACAAGCTCTGCGACGTATGTAAACATACGAAGCGCGTTCCATGAGGAATCACCTGATATTGAGCTTTGCTGCTCCTGCGCGATGCAAATCAAAGAATGGCTTAAGTCGCGTGTAGAGGAGGGCAAGAAGGATGACTGAAAAGTATATCAGCAGCGCGTGGCTGCTTGAAACGATAGAAGATTACAAGAACATCAGCTGCTGGAATACCGATGTCTTGGATGCAGAAACGATCACGCGTGTGCTGGAGGTCGTGGAAAACAAAGTAAAAGGCGCACCGAGTATCGGACCGCGCAAGCTGGGAAACAAGCTTCTTGCAGCAAAAAACATCGCGCTGGAAGTGCATCTAAAGATGGTAAAAGACCATATAGAAGATGCAGAAGGAAGATACAGGCGGCACGAAAGTACCAACAACCTAATGATGATGAGCTTTTGCAAAGGGTATATCACGGCGATGTGTGAAACAAGGTCGATGCTGGAAAGGATGGTAAGCGATGGGTCAACATAAGCACAACCCGACCGCCATTGCGGCGGCAAAAGGCGAGCTGCCGCCGAAGAAGCGGGAGCAGCGGCTGACCAAACGGCAGGCAGAAAGGCTCTTGCGGCTGAAAATTATACGAACAATCGACCCATTCCACGCCTTGCCGGATGGGATGGACGAAGTTATTGCAGGAGGTATGCTTTATGGCTGATTTTATCCGGCGCGAGGATGCGTTGAAAGTTCTATGCAACAACTATGCTTACGCAGCGATGGACGTTATCAAGAGACTGCCCGCCGCCGACGTTGCGGAGGTGGTGCGTTGCAAATACTGTAGACACCTTGGGGCACCCCTTTCTGGCGGATGCTACGATTGCAAAAAATATATGCTGCCGTATTGCAGACCTGATGATTTTTGCAGCCACGGCGAGTATCAGACAAATACAGGAGGTAGCAATAATGTGGCTGATTGATGCGAACCGGCTATACGACGCAGCAGAAGAAAAGTACATGGAAGATCGGAGCAAAACCGAGAATGTTATCACGCGCGTAATGTTGAGCCAAGCGCGACAGAAAATTCAGGAGCTGATTGCATATGCACCCTCGGTAGACGCTGAACCGGTCGTGCGTTGCCAAGATTGCAAGAATTTCCGTCGGAACGAAGAAAATGACCCGTACTGCGCAGATCGGAGAGGGCTTTCAGACCCGGAGCCTGACGGGTATTGCAGCTACGGAGAACGGAGGGAAGAATGAACATTACACTTTTGAAATATCCAACCGATGAGGACTGGGCGCTTGCAAAACAGTGCGCTTTGGTTACCATCGGCAAAGAGATGAAAACAGCACCGGACATGGAGTGGAAACACGCCATTCTCCGGGCGCGGCATAGCCCCATTCGGACGTTACAGTTTGCGTTTTATCTTGAGGGCGTGCCGTACTGGGTAAGCACTCATTTAGCCCGCCACGTCCACGCACAGCCGTTTATCCGCAGCCAGCGCAACGACCGGCAGGACGAATACGATCGGAACGCAGCGCGGCAGGACGCGCCGGTAGACATGATCTGGTACATGAATGCCGAAGAGCTGATGACCATTGCAGAAAAGCGGCTTTGCAGGCTGGCGGCAAAGGAGACGCGCGAGGCTGTGAAAATGATGTGCTGCCTTGTAATCGACAAATTGCCGGAGTTCAAGGGGCTGTTTGCAGCACATTGCGCGAAATACGGTGATTGCGACGAGATGAAGCCGTGCGAGACCGGAAGGAGGCTGCAAGGTGGGAACAATTCTTGCGATTGACCCCGGCAACATTCAATCCGGCTATGTGCTGGTGGAGCACGATGGGAAGGAAATCCGGAAGGTGCTGGACGTTGGTAAAGTTCCGAACGAGGAGATTTACAGCGTTTTTTTCAGCACGTATGATCATCTGGCAATCGAAATGGTGGCGGGTATGGGTATGCCGGTCGGGCAGGAGGTGTTCGACACCTGCTTCTGGATTGGACGGTTCTGGGAATTTGCGACGTTATACGGCGTGAGCCATCCGCCGCAGAAGATCTTCCGCCGAGAAGAAAAGCTTTACTTGTGCGGCAGAGCGTCGGCGAAGGATGCGAACATCAGACAAGCCCTCGTCGACCGCTACGCGCCCGGTCAGCCGAATTATGGGAAAGGAACAAAAAAGAACCCGGGTTTCTTTTACGGGTTCGCAGCCGACATGTGGGCGGCGATGGCTGTAGCTGTGACGTATTTTGACAAGTACATAAGGGGGATACAGCTATGAGCACAACGAATGATCTGGCAAAGCGTATTCGCAGAAGCAACAAGGCTTATTTTGCCGCCGGTATGGAAGCCGGGAAGCAGAAGGTGACGGACCTTTTCTTTGTGGCGGCGCATGAACTGGGCATGCTCAAAAGCCCGTCGAAGGCAAAGGAACTTCTGGACAAAATGGAGCAGCTGGACGCAGAGTACGGCGTGGCATGGCAGGGAAAGAAGGAATCCGACGATGCAATTCACAGAATCGATTTGAGTCTCAAGAAGCTCTGCGGCCCGTTCTTCCAGCCGTTTTTCGAACGAAACGATACAATCAAGGATTGGTGGGACAAATGAAAATTGTTTTGGAACCGTGGGCGATCATGCCCACAAGGGCGCATGAATACGACGCGGGGCTTGATCTGTATTCGGCGAGCGACGACGTTTACATCTACCCCGGAGAAAGCGAATTGTTTGATACAGGCGTGCATGTCCAGCTGCCCAAAAACACCGTGGGATTTCTCAAGAGCAAAAGCGGTCTGAACGTCAAGCACGGAATCACAAGCGAAGGGGTCATAGACGTCGGCTACACCGGAAGCATCATGGTTAAGCTCTACAACCACGGAAGCAAGCCTTACAAGGTCTGTAGGGGCGATAAGATCTCGCAGCTTGTTATACTGCCCTGTATCCTTCCGGAGCTGGAAGTGGTCAGCTCACTCGAGAAGACGGAACGCGGGGAAAATGGGTTCGGGAGTACGGGCAAATGATGGGGGATATTACAAAACAGGAATACTCCACTTGGCTGGAAGAATGCCTGAAAACTGTGCTGGAGTTCAAACCATCGTCGATCTGCATTGTTGCGTCTGCTGAAGATGGGACAACGAAGACGGGATATTTCAACGCGACAGGGCAAGACAAGGCTATTTTTGCCGCTAACATTATGAGCGACGTTGTAATGGATATTGTCAAAATCAATGCAGTGGATATCAAGAAAATATTGGACGGAACAGAGTAAGGGGGCTGATAGGGTGAGCAAACCGCGCTATGGGTGGTGGGGCTACGCAAAATGGATGGTACGAAGCTACAAGGGCGGTACGCTTATGACGCGCGAGGAAATCGATGCGGTAGATGCTGCTGTCGAGGAAACAAAGCAGCTTTCCGATGGTGCGGAACGGCTGAAGCTTATTGATCTGGTCCTTTGGAAGCGTACACACACCTTACAGGGCGCTGCTATGGTGGTATATGTTTCGGAGCGTACCGCTCAGGAATGGCATAGGCAGTTTATCTACTTAGTGGCAGAAAAACGTGGTTTATATTCCAAAGTTTGCGTAAGAGAGCCTTAAACATAGTGTATCGTTGAGAGTGTAGAGGTGTATCCTCTGCGCTTTCATCCTTCTTACGGCTACGCAGCGTACTGCGGAACCTCCTTTTTCTTAGCTCCACCGGAAACCGCAATCCGGTGGAGCGTGAAAAGGAAAATTGGAAGGGTGAATAAGGAGGGATGAGATGGAAGTAAAGAGTTTGAAACTAGATAGCATTACGCCTTATGGGAAGAATGCAAAGAAACACGATAAACGGCAGATCAACAACGTTGCAGAAAGCATCAAGCAGTACGGCTTTGTTCAGCCGATTGTAGTTGATCGGGACGGTGTGATTGTAATCGGTCATTGCCGCGCTCTGGCGGCAAAGAAGCTGGGCATGGAAGAAGTGCCGTGCGTCTGCGTAGATGATCTGACACCGGAGCAAGTGAACGCCCTGCGGCTGGTAGATAACAAAAGCAACGAGAGCGACTGGGACTTTGACCTGCTGTCGGTCGAACTGCCGGGGCTTGACCTGTCGGCTTTTGACTTTGACTGGGGACTTCGCGACGAGCTGAACGATTCCGTTGTGGAGGATGATTATGATCCTGTTCTTCCGGCAGAGCCTAAGAGCAGACTTGGCGATGTATATCAGCTTGGAGATCATCGCCTTATGTGCGGAGACAGCACGTCTTTGACAGACGTACAAAAGCTTGCGGGGTGTGCAAAGATGGATTTGCTTCTCACGGACCCGCCGTACAATGTGGACTATCATGGCACCGCCGGTAAAATCAAAAACGACAACATGGAAGATACAGCATTTAGGCGCTTTTTAACGGATGCGTTTTCTAATGCAGCAATGGTCATGAAACCGGGTGCACCGTTCTACATCTGGCACGCAGATAGCGAAGGGTGTAACTTTCGCGGTGCGTGTAAAGACGCGATGCTGCGCGTCAGGCAGTGTCTGATTTGGGTGAAGAACTCCCTTGTAATGGGTAGACAGGACTACCAGTGGAAACATGAGCCTTGCCTGTATGGGGAGAGTGAGATTGAAGAGGATGCGCATGAGCCTTGCCTATACGGATGGACGGAAGGCAAGAAGCACTATTTCTTTAAGAATCGCAGACAGACAACTGTTCTAAATTTTGACAAGCCCGTTAAGTCTGCGGAGAATCCGACCATGAAGCCGATTAAGCTGTTTGATTACCAGATGCAGTGTTCCAGCAAGCCGGGAGAGAATGTTCTCGACCTGTTCGCTGGCTCTGGCACAACGATCATGGCAGCAGAACAGAACGGGAGACACGCGTACTGCATGGAGTTTGACCCGAAGTATGCCGATGTAATCATTGATCGTTGGGAGAAGTTCACAGGAGAAAAGGCGGTGCTTCTGAGTGACGATTGAAGAAGCACAGGAAATTATTGACAAAACAAATAGTCCGTATTTGAAGAGGGACATGGAGAAGTTTATCAAGCGCCAGCAAAGAAAGGAGGGCGCATATGGCAAGACCGAGAAAAGAAATCGACCAGAAGCAGTTCGAGACCCTTTGTGGTCTGCAATGTACCCTGCTTGAGATCTGCGATGCGCTAGATGTTACGGATAAAACGTTGGATTCCTGGTGTAAGAGAACCTATGGCGAGCATTTTTCCGAAGTATTCGCAAAAAAAAGAGGTAAAGGGAAAATATCACTGCGAAGAATGCAATGGAGACTCGCTGAAAAGAATGCGTCTATGGCTATCTGGCTCGGGAAACAGTACCTCGATCAGAAAGACGTTGTGGAGCAAAACATCAACACGGAGTGCGTCAAGGTGATATTTGATGTCTGACATCCGCCTGTCTGAAAAAATAGGCTCTGCGTTCTACGGTGTGGCGCGTGACGTGTTTCAGCACGGTCACACGCACTACGATTTTAGTGGCGGGCGTGGGTCGTTGAAGTCCTCCACTGTGTCTGTACTCGTTCCCCTGCTGCTGATAAACAACCCAAACACACACGCGCTTGTGCTGCGAAAGGTTGCGAATACCATACGCGATAGCGTTTATGCGCAGTACATATGGGCAATCGGAGAGCTTGGCATGGCGGCATATTGGGAAGCAAAGGTTTCCCCGATGGAGCTGATCTACAAGCCTACCGGGCAGAAAATCATGTTCCGGGGCGCTGACGATCCCATGAAGATAAAGTCCATCAAGGTTCCGTTTGGCTACATTGCCGTGACGCACTTTGAAGAGAAAGACCAGTTCGCCGGTCGCGCCGAAATACGAACGATTTTGCAGTCAACAATGCGTGGCGGCTCTAAATTCTGGAACTTTGAGAGCTATAACCCGCCGATCAGCCGGGACAACTGGGCAAACAAAGACAGCTTGGAAGAACGCGCGGACAGGCTGTGCCACAAGTCAACATATCTGCAAGCACCGCCTGAATGGCTGGGGCAGCAGTTTATTGACGAGGCTGAACACCTGAAAGCCACTGACGAGCGGGCGTATCAGCATGAATACCTCGGTATCCCGGTCGGCACCGGCGGCAATGTGTTTGACAGGCTCGAACTTCGGGAGATCACGGACGAAGAAGTTTCCAGATTCGATAAAATCTATCAGGGCGTGGATTTCGGATGGTTCCCAGACCCCTTTGCATTTATCCGGCTGCATTACGACAAGGCGAGGGAAACAATTTACCTGCTTGACGAGATATACCAGAATAAGCTTTCGAACGAGCAGAGCGCGACGATAATCAAACAGCGCGGATATGGCAATGTGCGCGTCATCTGTGACAGCGCGGAGCCAAAGAGCGTGGCTGACTTACGGGCAATGGGATTGCCTGCGTATGAGGCGGTCAAGGGACCCGGCTCGGTCGAATACGGCATGAAGTTCTTGCAGAGAAGAACGATTGTAATTGATAGAAAACGGACGCCACATGCCTACGATGAGTTCGTGGGCTACGAATATGAGAGAAACAAAGACGGCGATATAATCAGCGGATACCCGGACGCAAACAATCATTTGATTGATGCGACAAGGTACGCCTTAGAGCCTGTGAGCCGTAGAATGGGAGTTATTGCATGACGGTTATCGATAAATTAAAGGAACTCGGGTATACGACAATCCCAGAGGAATTCTATACATACGTGTCCCTTTGGAAGTCGTGGTACGTCGGCAAAGTCAAGGGGTTCCATCAGTACCGGCGATATAACGGCCATAAGTGGACGAAGTGCAATCGCGCGAGTCTAGGTATGGCGAAAAAGGTTTGCGAGGACTGGGCTAACCTCTTGATGAACGAGAAAGTCCAGATCACACTTGAGGGGCAGAAAGAACAGGCGTTCGTTGATAGCGTCCTGACGGAGAACAACTTCACGGTCAAGGCGAACGAAATGCAGGAAATGAAATCTGCACTCGGAACTGTAGCGTATATCCCTCGTGTGGTCGGCCAAGCGGTCAACGAGAGCGGAGAGACCGTTCCGGGCGATGTTTCCGGTATCGCTCTTGACTATGTGACCATTGAGCACATTTTTCCGCTGGCTTGGCAGAATGGCTTTATTTCAGAGTGTGCTTTTGACAGCGTGGTCACACGGGCTGGAAAAAACTATCTGTATTTGCAGATTCACCGGAAAGACGAAAACGGACTTTACGTCATCGAGAACAGCATTTACCGATACGAAAACGAAACGCTTGCCGATGCGCTTTTGACGGATGTTCCGGGCTTTGAGCGAATCCCACCTGTGGTACATACGGGAAGCGACAAGAGACAGTTCGTCATCGACAGACCGAACATCGCAAACAATCTTGACTACCTGCTTCCGGTTGGTATCCCTGTGTATGCAAATGCAATCGACGTTCTGCGCGGCGTTGACTGTGCCTATGACTGCTACGTCAACGAGTTCGAAAACGGCCCGATGATGATGATGGTCAAAATGCCCGCCACAAGGTGGGAAGACGATGAACCGACGCTTGATGACAATGACCGGCGTTTCTATCTGCTTCCGGAGGATACGCAGCAAGGGAACGTGGTAGAGACGATTTCTCCGACACTCAGAACTGAGCAGCTGAATGTAGGCTTGCAAGACCAACTGAACGTTCTTTCCAGCAAATGCGGCTTCGGCGAAACCTATTATCGCTTTGACGGCGGCAGCGTAGCAACGGCCACGCAGGTCATTAGCGAAAACTCCACCATGTTCCGCACAATCAAAAAGCATGAGATAGTGCTGGAGCAAGCACTGGTGGAGCTGTGTCGCATCCTGCTTCGGCTGGGGAATACTGCGATGAACGCCGGTCTGAATGAAGACGTGGAGATCAGCATTGACTTTGACGATTCCATCATCGAAGACAAAGCTACAGACTTCTCCCGCGATATGCAGCTTCTCAGCGCAGGCATCATGAACGACTGGGAGTTCCGCATGAAGTGGATGAATGAGGACGAGGCGACCGCAAAGGCGGCGCTGCCGAAGGCGCAGGACATGGTAACCGAGGAAGAAAAGGAGGTCGAGTAATGGGATTTGGAGAAAACACTGGGACTTTTGGGGTTGTGAAAGATGAGCCGGTATCCATTTACCCCAGAACTCCTTGATGCGCTCCCAGAGGATCTGGCAGAACTGTTCCGAGGATTGGAAGATACGCTTCTCGATGAAATATGCAGTAGGCTTGCGCTGAAAGACCAGCTGAACGAAGTGACTGTTCAGGCAATCCGGTCTCTTCGTTCGCATGGTATCGACACGAAGGAGATTGAAAAAGCAATCCGCAAGACTTCTGTAATCAGTGAAAAGAAGCTCAAGGAGCTTTTTGATGATGTTATTGCCAGAAACCAGAAGTATTACACAGCGGTTATTGACATGGCAGGGCTGACACAGCCTGAAACGCTGGTGAGCGTAGAAGACACGTGGGCGGTTTACGAACAAACTCGGCAAACGTTGCGAAATATCACGCAGTCTATGGGCTTTCTGGTAAACAATGGGCGGACGATGCTTCCGCCCGCTCGTGCGTATCAGTGGGCGTTGGATTCTGCTGTTATGCAGATTCAGAGCTGGGCGATCAGCTACAATCAGGCGATCAAGTCTGCTGTTCAGCAGCTTGCAGGCGGTCTGAAAGTTGTGAATTACGAAAGCGGACACGTTGGCCACATCGACGTTGCTGTTCGGAGAGCTGTCATGACTGGCGTGAATCAGATCTGCGACCAGTACACGAACCAAAGCGCAGAATACCTTGATACGAGATACTTTGAAGTGTCTGCGCACTCTGGGGCGCGTGACAAGCCGGGTGCTTCGCCGTGGTCAAGCCACAAGGACTGGCAAGGGAAAGTCTATTACCAGAGCGAAAGCGGCGAACCTGACCCGCTGGGCCTTTACGATGACCTTGTGGAGACTACCGGCTATGGATATGTCGATGGATTGATCGGAGCCAACTGCCGGCACCACAAATATCCGTTCATCCCCGGCGTTTCCGAGCGGACTTACACAGATGAGCAGCTCAAGCATATCGATGATGGGCTTGGCTGCGAGTTCGACGGGAAGAAGTATACTGCCTATGAAGCAACGCAGATGCAGAGGAGGATTGAACGGCAGATCCGCGCGCAGAAGAGACTGAAAGATGGCTATGAGAATAGCGGGCTTACAGAGGAAGCGCAGGCTGCGAACATCAAGCTCCGGCGGCTGAATGCGAAGTATAAGGATTTCAGCGAAGCGGCAGGGCTTCCAGAGCAAAAGGAAAGATTGAAGGTATTGTACGATGATGCAAAGAATGAAACCGCCGTGCAGGCGCTAAAAGCGCGGCGAGCTTCGGAAGCTCCTATCAGGCAGGCAATCAAAAATGGAGAATATCCATTGATGATCAATCCGGAAAAACAAGCGCGGCATATGGCGGGGACGGCAATCGAAGGCAGAAGCGTTATTACCATTTCTCTCGAAGAACTGCAATCCGTCATCACGGCGAAAGCCGGGAGTGGACGGATAAATCTGACAAAAGACTTGTCTCAATGGAAACACACTGAAATTGTTGATGCCGGGCGTGAAATTGGCTATACGATAAACAAAAAAGGCGATATAATTGCTGCGAGAAGTATGAAAATACATTATAGCAGCACAGGCACACATGCCGTTCCGTTCTCAGGGAGGTGGAAGAAATGAAAATCGATGATCCTGAAATCTATTTTGGAAAGAAAATCAAAGTCTTTTCGGACGGAATTGTGACCGTCGGTGAACTTTTCGGATACGACTACGATTACGATGATGACGGGAACGAATTTCTGGAATTTGATGTCGAAAATGAGCAAGGCTTCTTAATCGGCTTCTCCGAGAATGAAATTGACCGCATCGAGGTGCTCACATGATCGACGAAAAACTGAAAACCGCCATCGAGCGGGCGCTTGCGTCCGGTTTCCGTGTGGAACTCCTGCGGGATAAGGATGGGAACATCATTGTGCAGACGATCCAGCGAAAACGGCTGAAAACTGAATAAATTCCCACGGCGTAAATGTTCGCCGGGATGGGCTGAATGAAGCCAGTTGACTACGATTTGTGGTCAGCTGGCTCTTTTTATTTATCAACACTGACCGACAGGTCGTTAAACAAGGAGAATTTTATGGCAGAAGAAACCAACGTGCAGGGCACGGAAAACACTGCGCAAGAGCAGGAAAAGACGTTCACGCAGGCCGACGTTGACAAGATGATTCAGTCGAGACTTGACAGAGAACGGAAGAAATACCCCAGCGAGGAAGAGATCACCGCATACCGGACATGGAAAGACAGCCAGCAGACCGAACAGGAACGGCAGGCAAAACAGGCGAAAGACCTTGCAGACAGCAAGGCGGCACTGACTGCATTGCAGGCTGAAGCCGAACAACTCAAACGGGACAAATACGTCCTGAGCAAGGGCTTGAGCGGCGAGGACGCTGAGTTTATCGCATTCAAGGCTGCAAAGATGGTCACCGACAAGATCACGTTCGAGCAGGCTGTCGACGAGCTTACAGCGAACCGCAAGAAGGCGACGTTCGACTGGACAGCACCGGCAGGTGGTGGAACCAAAGAAACAAATGTAAACAGCGTAATGAACGCCCTGATTCGGGGCGGTCGTAGATAACGAAAGGAGAATCATATGCCGAATATTATTGACAGAAATGCACTTTCCGGGCTTATCCCGGAACCCGTAACCCGCGAGATCATGCAGGGCGCTATCGCGGAATCCGCAGTCCTTCGCATGGGTAAGAGACTGGCGAATATGTCCAGCAAGACGCAGACCATCAACGTCCTCGACGCGCTTCCCTCTGCGTACTTCGTCAACGGAGAAGCAACCGATATCGGAGCCGGTGAGGCTTTCAAGCAGACCACGAAGATGGCGTGGGACAAGAAGAAAATCTATGCCGAGGAAATCGCGGTTATCGTCCCCATCCCCGAAGCAGCACTGGATGACGCAGATTATGACATCTGGGGCGAGGTAAGACCCAGACTGACCGAAGCTTTCGGCAAGGTCATTGACGCTGCCATCCTGTTTGGTACGAACAAGCCTACTACTTGGCGCGACGGCGTCGTTCCTTCCGCTATCGCTGCTGGTAACGGAGTTGCGGCAAGCTCTGATGTATTTACCGACATCATGGGCGAAGGCGGTCTTATCGCGAAGGTAGAGCTTGACGGCTTCAACCCGAATGGCGTTATGTCTGCGATTCAAATGCGTGGCAAGCTGCGCGGGCTGAAGGACACGACCGGTCAGCCCATTTTCAAGTCTGACATGCAGGGCGCAACGCGCTATGGTTTGGATGGTATGGATATGTACTTCCCGATGAACGGCGCATTTGACCCGGCACAGGCGCAGATGATCGTCGGCGACTGGACACAGCTGGTATACGCCATCCGTCAGGACATGACCTTTAAGATCTTCACCGAGGGTGTCATTCAGGACCCGAGCACGAAGGCAATCACCTACAACCTCATGCAGAACGATATGGTCGCTCTCCGTGCGGTCATGCGTCTCGGTTGGGAAATCGCGAACCCGGTCAACGCTTACAATGTTGACATCCCCAACCCGTTCCCATTCTCGGTTTATGGCAAGGCAGGCACGGTATCTACGGTGACTGTATCCCCGGCTACTGCAACCGTGAAAAAGGGATCGAGCAAGGCGTTCTCCGCTTCCGTCGCAGGTGAAGGCATTGTGAGCGGCGATGTCGAGTGGAGCCAGAACGGCGCGAAGTCCTCTATCACGGAAGGCGGTGTGCTGACAGTCGCTTCCAACGAGACGTCCACGAGCATTACCGTTACCGCGAAATCCAAGCAGGACAGCACGAAGACCGGAACGGCAACTGTGACGGTAGGTTCGTAATAGAAAGGAGCTGACGCGATGATATACGCCGATTATGAGTACTACTGCGATATCTACAAGGGAACGGTAGACGCTGACAGCTTTTGCAGATTGGCGACACGCGCCAGTTCCTTCCTTGACTACTACACGCAAAACCGAGTAAAGGATTTTGCGGAGCTGGATGCTGTGAAAATGTGCTGCTGCGCCTTAGTCGACCAGTATATGCTGATCGACACGGCGCAGGAGCTTGCCAGAAAGAATGTGTCCGCCGGGCTTGCATCTGACGAAGGAGAATTGCAGAGCGAGACTGTAGGCGGCTATTCCCGGACGCTTCGCAGCGGCGGCGATTCTTCCGTAGCTGCATTGAAAGCGGCTTCCGAGGCGAAGAACGCCCTTGCAAGCGTAGCACGTGAATACCTAGCCCATACCGGGCTTCTTTACAGAGGCAGGTGTTTAGCATGTACGCCCCCCACACTGTAACCATTTATAACGTCACGCAGGAGCAAGACCAGGATTTCAATGACACGCAGAAGCGCTATATCACGGTGATTCGCGGCGTAATGCTCCAAGCATCGAAAGCTGCCAACGTCCGCGCGAGCGGGCTTGAAGGCGCAGATGCGGTGAATCTGTACATTCCGTTTTCCTCGCCAGCCGTAGACGGCGTGACAGGCGCGGTGAAGCGATATGTCGGACCGCAAGAGTTTTGGCGTGCAACTGATAAAAGCAAAATCTGGACGCTATCCACGGACGGTAATGGCGGAACGACCTTCTTTGTGAAGGGTGAAGTAGTCGAACCGGACAAGACGGAAGAACAGATTGAGATGCTTTACGACGATGTGTACAAAGTGACAAAGGTGGACATGAAGGACTTCGGCAGTCCTTCCATGCGGCACTGGCAGGTCGGAGGCACGTGATGCTGAAATTCAGTGTGAAAACCGATGGCTTTGACGAACTTCAGGAGGCTATAGCACGGGCTTGCACAAAAGCCGAACACATTGTTGCAGTACAGGTAGAAAAGGACACAAGCCCGTATGTGCCGTTCCTGACGGGCTCTCTTGACCAGAGAACGCAGGTGGACGGTAATGCGATCATCTATACTGGACCGTATGCAAGATTCCTGTATTACGGGAAAGTCATGGTTGACCCGGAAACTGGCAGCACATACGCGCCAAAGGGCGGGACGAAGGTTCTGACAGACAAAAACCTTGTGTTCACGACATCCGGACACGCGCAGGCACAATCACACTGGTTCGAGGCTTCAAAGGCTGAGAACCTTGACAAATGGATTCGAGTCGCAGACAAGGCGGTGAAAAATGGGCTCTGAAAAAGAAAAAAAGCTTGTTTCTTCCGAGGAAGAACAGGACATATCCAGAAAAATGATGGTCTGGGTAAACTCGTTTTCGGATGACGATCTCCCGGCTGCAACCATCAATTATGAGTTTCTCGCCGCTGATTCCGCAAGCGTGGCTCTGTCCGTGATTCCAGGCACATACATCACGCAGAAATACATCTTGGGCGGGCATGAAGCAGAATACCAGTTCAAAATTATCGCCCGTATCTTCCCAGGCAGCAGCAACGACAAGCGCCTGAAAGCGGACGCAGTGCTGAACCGATTCGGAGACTGGGCGATGCAGAATTATCCGTCTTTGGGCGATGGAATCCGCGTCCGGCGCATGGATGTATCCAGCCGCGCGGCGTTACTTTACCCATACAAGGACGGTTCGGAAGACCATCAAATCTTAATGAAGATGAAATATGAGGTGATATAAATGGCAGAAACTACTTTTAACACCACGAGCGGCCAGCCGGTAGACAGAGAATTACTCATCGCGTACCTGAACACGGGTTCCGCGACTGCGCCGGTTTGGTCGCCTTTTGGCACTCGAGTCACGGATTCGAGCATGGAATACGACTGGCAGGAGGATTCCAGCAAGGATATCCTCGGCACGACCAGAACCACAATGAAGAAGCCGATCATTACGCAGAGCTTTGAGCCGTGCGAACTCGACGCGGGCGACGCTGCGCTTACGAAGATCTGGAATCTTGCAGTCAAAGATCAGAACGCGGCGGCTCTGGCGAATCAGGACGTGCTTATCGTCCACCATTACGCAGGCACGGCTAAGACGGCCGTATTTGCCGAACGGTACGATGCGACGATGGTCAAGCCCTCGAGTCTCGGCGGCGAAGGCGGCGGCTATGTCGGCATGCCTATCGACGTCACGCTTGGCGGCAACAGAACCACGGGCACGGCGGCGGTCGGCGCTGGCGGCACGGTAACATTTACAGCGGATTCGGAATAAGGGGGAGCAATAGATGGCAGAAATCAGATTTGACACCGGCATAGTGGCGTTTAACATCAACGACGCTGTGACGATTGAATTCAACCCTACGGACAGCGAAGTTGTAGAGAAAATCTACAACACGTTTGAAGAACTGGACAAAAAGCAGGATGCGTACAAGGCAGAAGTTGAGCGCTGCGCAGACAAAAAGGAAATTTTTGAGATTGCGCGCCGTAGAGACCAAGAAATGCGCGACATGCTGGATGGACTCTTCGGGAAGCCGATCTGCGCGCCCCTGTTTGGCACGATGAACGTCTATGCAATGGCCGACGGTCTTCCTGTCTGGTGCAATCTGATGCTTGCCGTCATTGATCAGATCGATACGACGTTCTCCCGCCAGAAGAAACTTACTGACCCGAGAATCAAGAAGTATACGGAGCGATGGAAAAAGTAATCTGGTCGCTGCCGACCTCGGTTGATGTAAACGGAACAGAATATGGAATTCGGTCGGACTATAGAGCGGTGTTGGATATCCTCACCGCTCTTACCGATAACGAGTTGGATGACCATCTCAAGGCCGAGGCGGCACTAGAGATTTTTTATCCCGGTTTCGACGAAATGCCTCCAGGAGACTATCAGGAGGCCCTAAATCAATGCTTCCGGTTTATTGACCGGGGGCAAGATCGGAAAGAGAAGAAACACGAACCTGCATTGATGTCGTGGGAACAGGATTTTGACATCATTATTGCTCCGATTAACCGGATTGCCGGGTGTGAGGTGCGGGCGCTGGAATATCTTCACTGGTACTCGTTTCTGAGCTTCTATCAGGAGATCGGTGACTGTCTCTTTGCTCAAGTCGTCCGCATACGCGATAAAAAAGCGCACGGGAAGTCTCTGGATAAACAGGACAGGGAATTCTACCGGAAAAACAGGGATATTATCGATCTGAAAACGACGTATACAGAGTCCGAAAAGGACGTTCTGGCCGCATGGGGCATTTCAAAATAAGGTGGTGAGAAAATGGCAGATGGAAGAATCGTTGTTCAAGCGGAGGTCGACGCAAAAAACGCGCAGAAGGAGCTTGATAAACTGACGGCGAAAATCGACAAAATGGAAGCCGAGCTGAAAAAAAGCACCGGAGAGCAGAGTGGCTTGAAATCTCAGCTTGACGCAGCGAAAGAATCTGCAAAACAGGCAGAAAATGCGCTGAAATCGTTGCGGGCTGAATCCGCGCGGCTTCGGCAGATCACGTCCGGTGAGGTGTCTGCGTCTCCGGAGGCTTATATCACAGCATACGGACGGCAGACGGAAGTCGCGGCGCAAATCAAAGAGCAGGAATCAATCTTAAAAGATCAAGACAAGATCGTTGAGAGTTTGGACGGGAAATATGCAAAAATCACGGACAAAGTGATCGCGCAGACTTCTGCTTTGGACGCTGCGAAGCAAAAAGCCGGAGAACTCACGGAGCAAATCACAAACGCAAGCGGCGCGACAGAGCGAATGGAGACCGCCGCGAAGAAGGTTTCCGACAGCATGAACACGTTCAGTAAGCGTGTTTCCGGGCTTTTTAAGCGCGTTCTTGTTTTCAGCCTGATTACTCGGGCACTGCAAAGTTTACGGACTTGGCTCGGGAAAACAATCATGAAAAATGAGGAGGCACGGGCTGCGGTCGCAAGACTGAAAGGCGCGTTGCTGACGCTGGCGCAACCGATTCTTCAAGTCGTAATTCCGGCGTTTATAACGCTCGCTAACGTACTGACTCGCATTATAACATTGCTGGCTAGGATCGTGTCTAAGATTTTTGGAACAACTTACGAAAAGTCGGCAGCGGCTGCAAAGTCGCTATATGACGAGCAAGAGGCGTTAGAAGGCGTCGGGAGCGCGGCGAAAAAAGCTGGGAAGTCGATGGCAAGCTTTGACGAAATCAATCAGCTGTCGAGCAATTCGGACGAAAGCGCGGGCGGCATCGGAGGTGCTGGCGCGTCTGGTGAGATTGCACCGAATTTCGCATCTAAAATCAAAGACCAGATCACCGCGATTACGGAACTGTTTCTTGGCGCAGGGCTTTTGGCGCTTGGTGCAATCTTGACATTCTCCGGCGCGAACATTCCGCTCGGGCTTGCGTTGATGGCAATTGGAGCGTTGGCAATCTACGATGCTGTGACGGAAAATTGGGGCGGAATCGCTGAACTGTTGCAAGGGCAGATCGGTAAAATCACAGCCATTGTGAGCGCGGCGCTTTTGGCACTTGGCGCCATTTTGCTATTCAGCGGTGCAAACGTTCCTCTCGGTTTAGGACTGATTATCGCGGGCGCTATTGGGCTTGCAGCTGTAGCAGCCGCTAATTGGGAAGGACCAGTCGCAGAACTAAAGGCGGTTATCACGGAACTGACGCTAATCGTAAGCGGTGCACTGCTGGTAATTGGCGCAATTTTGACGTTTACCGGGGCAAATGTGCCTCTTGGCATAGGGCTTATGATAGCGGGCGTAGCTGGGCTTGCCGCAGCCGCTGCGATCAACTGGGGCGCTGTTAAAAAGTTTGTTCAGGAAAATGTTTACGAAATCATGGCAGTTGTGAGTGCGGTGCTGCTCGTCATTGGCGCGATTCTCACGTTTTCCGGTGCAAATTTACCGCTTGGCATCGCACTAATGGCGACGGGTGCTGTTGGACTTGCAGCTGTTGTAGCAATTAACTGGGGCAGCATTAAACAGGCATTGCAAGGACCAATAGGAGTTGTAACAGCGCTTGTAAGCGCGGCATTGCTTGCATTGGGCGCTGTGTTAGCGTTTTCCGGCGCAAATATTCCACTCGGTATTGCTCTAATGGCAGCGGGTGCAGTTGGATTGAGGGCAGCAATCACAGCAAACTGGGACACGATTCAAAGCAAACTGCGCGGTCCGCTCGGCGTAATAACTGCTTTACTTGGCGTATCTTTGCTTGTGCTTGGCGCGGTTCTCCTGTTTACAGGTGCCGGAATTCCTCTTGGTCTTGGGTTGCTGGCGGCAGGCGGTGCAAGTCTTGCAGCGGCGATTGCCCCAAATTGGAATTTCATTATAGACAAAATCAAATCCTGTTGGGCAGCGGTAAAAAGCTTCTGGGATAAAAACATTGCGCCCGTGTTTACGGCGGAATGGTGGGCAAACCTTGCAAAGAATGCCTTAAACGGTTTTATCGGCGTGTTCGAAGCGGCAATTAACGGAATCATTGATGGAATTAACTTCCTCATTTCATGCTTGAATAAAATTCACATTGATATTCCGGATTGGGTGCCGGTTATCGGTGGCAAATCGTTTGGCTTTAATATCCCACCGGTGAGCAAAGTAGCACTCCCGAGACTGGCAGAAGGCGCGGTCATCCCTCCAAACCGGGAGTTTATGGCAGTCCTCGGTGACCAGAAAAGCGGAACGAACATCGAAACGCCGCTTGAGACAATGGTGCAGGCATTCAAGCAGGCGATGAACGAATCCGGTGGACGGTCGCAGACGATCATCTTGCAGCTCAACGGCCGAGAGTTTGCACGGGCTGTTTATAAGGCGAACAACGAAGAAACGCAGCGCGTAGGCGTAAGGCTGGCGGGGGTGAAGGCATGACAAGTGTTTTGACCCTCGACGGCACGGCGTATCCGAACCTGCATGTAACCAGTCTGAAACGCTCTTTTGCGGTTCTGGACGGCGATAATGCGGGGCGCGTGATGACCGGCGCGATGGTGCGCGACATCATCGGCACGTTTTACAACTACAGCGTGGAGCTTGACCCGGTTGGAACTGACCCGGCGGAATACGACAGGTTCTATGAAGCAATTTCCGCGCCGGTTGATAGTCATGTACTGACCGTCCCATACGCGCAGTCGGTGCTTACTTTTGATGCGTATGTCGCGAACGGCGATGACGAACTGCTGACATCTTACGGGCAGCGGAATGAATGGGGCAACCTGACATTTAATTTTGTGGCGATGAAGCCGAAGAGGACACCGGCATGAGCGTGAAAGTCGTATATGAAGACGTTGCTGTCGGCTCTGCGGCGGCTTCGAGCGTGGAGACAAGCGAGGCTATGGGTATCTCAAAAACCTCGCTGCTCCCGTTCGGCGCGTTGGAAGGACCGATTGCAACGACGGAACAGAACCAGTGGGTATTGAACGGCACACGGAAGGTCAAGCCCGCATCCGAGCCGGTTGGCTTCTGGTCCACGACTCGGAGCGGGGACGACTGCACGTTTACGACCCCGCCGACGATCACAATCACGCTGGACGGACAGTTTACTTCCCTCGGCATCTATTTCAAGTTCGACGGCGAAACGGGGGATTATTGCAGCGACCTGAATATCACGTGGTACAACGGAACAACGCAGCTGGCAACGCAACAGTTCTTCCCGAACAGTGGCAATTACTTCTGCGAGAAGACCGTGGAGCTATACAACAAGGTTACGATTCAGTTCAACAAGACAAATCTTCCAGATAGACCCATTAAAATCTCGCTGATTCTGTTCGGCTTGGTGCGAGAGTTTGAGCGGCAGGAGCTTCGAAGCGTCGAGGCGACCGAAGAACTGAGCATCATATCCGACGAGCTGGCAATCAACACACTGGATTTCACGTTAGACAGTGAGGAAGACATCGATTACATCTTTCAGGAAAAACAGCCGGTCTATGCGTACAACGGAAAGACGAAAATCGGTACATTCTATATCGATGAATCGACCCGCGTGAGCAAGAACGTCTATAACGTTTCCTGCATTGATGCACTGGGTATTCTGGACGAAGACCCGTTTGCGGCGGCGATCTACACGAACGCCAACGCAAAGACGGTGCTTGAAAGCATCCTCGGCGGTCATTTCGATCTGGAACTTTCGGGAGATCTGCAAAGCGAGAAGCTTACCGGATACATCGCAGACTGCACACGCCGCGAGGCATTGCAGCAGGTCGCGTTTGCACTGCGGGCGGTTGTGGACACCAGCGGTTCCGGAAACGTCAAGGTATGGCGGCTCCCGGAGAACGACCCGGCAGAAATTCCGATGAACCGGCTCTATACGGGCGGTGACGTTAGTACGTCCGCCATTGTGACAGAGGTCCGCGTGACGGCGCACACATACAGCACGTCCGGCAGCGGCAGCGATACGGTTGAGGTCGGCGGGAAGACTTACCACCACACGACAGCGGTCACGACGAAATCGAACCCGAACGTCACGGCGTCCACGAAGCCGAATGTCATAGAGGTCAAGGACGCGACGCTTGTCAACGCATCGAACGTTGCGGCTGTGACGCAGCATGTCTTCGACTACTACATGCGCCGCCAGACGCACGGCGTGAAAATTGTCATGGACAAGGAAATGCCGGGCGATTATGTGACGACCACGACGCCGTGGGAAGACCAGATCACCGGGACGATAACGAGCATGACCATTAAACTGAGCGGCATCGCGGCGGCTGATTGCGAAATCGTCGGAACGGGGGCTTCTGCATGAGAATTATGAAAACCTTAATCACCGACCGGACGCAGGCAGACGCTTCTTACGCAGAATCTTTGTACAAGAAGACTTGGGCGAACTTCACCGAACAGGAAAAGGCGGACTTCGTGGCGGGGCTGAAAGGCTCTTATAAGGCGCCCGACCTGAATCGTGTTGGAACTGCGCTTATCACCATCCGTGACAGGCTCAGAACACACGACATCGACGTTCCGGCAGAGGTACGGGAAGATTACGTTCTTAACGAAATCCCCGACAAAGCCGTCATGGACGCTTATATTGCATCCGCGAACGCCGTACACGATGCGGTCGTGAATACCGCACCGCGCCCGCCTGCCGGGATTGATGATCTTGACTGGGAGGGCGCAAACAACATTGAAAAAACGATTCTCGCGGTTGACGATGTGCTAGAGAGCCGGGAGGCCGGCTGGATTTACGCAGATGCGGAATTATATGCAGGAGACATGGGGGGATAACATGAAAGACCGAACTCCAAAATTTCCGGGGCGGGTAAAACTCAAGCCCGTTGCCGGACAGACAGATACTTACGACATGACGCGAGCCGACGATCCGGACGATACCGGCACGCCGTTCAATACACGCACAATGCTCCAAGATTCCACAGGGCGATTTCTCCGCTTGCCGTATGCGAACCCGCTTGTCGACGACGCTTTCCGGCATATGCCGGACAGAATTGAGCCCATCGGGACAGTGAAGACATCTCCGGCTCTCAGTTTGGGAAAAGCATGGCTTCCGTGCGACGGAAGTACGGTGACTTTTGAACATTATCCGCAGCTGTGCTCCGTGCTTAGGAACACTAGCGGCGCTGTGGAATGGGCTTCGAATACGTTTCTGACCTCTTACGATGTCTCGAATGTCTCAAATGCGGTATATTTTAACGGCCTGTGGTTTATCTGCACACAAGTTGGAAACAACTACAAAATTCTTAAATCGACCACGTTGGAAGGGACGTTTTCGGAAGATGCAACATTCACTGGAAGTGCAACTACATTCGAAGGGATGACTTGCTCGTTAGCTGCGTCTGACCACTATTGCGTATGTGTGTTTTGCACAGGGAAAGACATCAAAATCGCAGTGAGGGAAAAAGAAAACGCGAACTGGACGCAAGTGAATGTTTCGCTTCCTCCCGAACGCAACGGAAGCGGGTTCTACGGTATTGCACAATGTAATGGGAGATTTGGATTCTCGTTTGCAAGATATGAAACCGATGAAAATGATACTGACCATACATATGCGGTGTTTTCTGACACACCGTTGATTCCTGAGAGTTGGGTGTATTCGCTGATTACAAAAACTTCAAGCACCGTTTGGAACCAGTTTATTGGATATAAGTTCTCGAGCGCCAATGGGAAATGGTTTCTTTCAGCAATTCGAAAAAACATATATAGTGGTGCAACTGGAAAAATAGAACTGTATTTTGCAAACGGAGCAGAAACGAGCTTCAAAAAACTAGAACCGCCAGTTCCGGAAGATGCTGTAAAAAGAATATCTGCGTCAGAAGTTGTGTTTCTGTCTGGCACATATTATTTCTTGGTAACTGTTTATTCTCGGATTGAAGCCGAAGTGTTTTATGACCCGAAATCGACCGTCTATTATTCCCAGAATCTAACGAACTGGGAAGCTAGTGTTATCACGGGAGAAAGCAAACCGGCAGCCGCTTGCATGTGTCATGCAGCAGCGACAGATACGACGTTGTTGGTTGCTACACAAACTGATGTCTGGACAACCTCCAGCCCAAATGACGGGTTTAACAAGGCCTCTGTACAAGCCAATACCATTTCTGGTATATCGTTGTACGGCATGACAGCAGCAGCGTCTTACAAGAGCGGCGTTACGTACCATGACTATACCCATGATGCGCGAAGTCTCCCTACAATCTCCCTGTCGGACGACACGACGACGTTTATCAAGGCAAAGAACGAACTGGATGTTTTTGAAGCACAGGCTGGGGGTGATTAAGTGTTTCAGAAAATTGCAAACGCTTTATCGGTGGAAGTAGAGGGAACTGACCTGACGAAAGCGACGAAGCTTGAGTTCTATGTGAGACAGGGGTGTTCCTTCTTCCAGTACGAACCTACAGTAGTCGACGAAACGCACCTGCTTGTAAAAATCCCGTATGCAAACGCAATGCGGCTGCAAGCAAGCACCGTAAGGCTACAGCTTGCCTTAACGGATGGCGACGGAAACCCGATGGCAGCTGAAATCGTGCAGACGGACGCAAAGCGGTTCTTGAAGGAGGCGGGATATGATTAAAATGACGCTCTCCCAGCCGGAGATCAAGATGAAGATCGCCCCAGCGAAGGTGGTTTACACGGGAAACAGCAAGCCCTATGAGGGCGTATACGACGTAACGCCGAAGACTTACGAGCCGGTTATCCTGCCGACCAGAAACCGGCTTTTGTCCCGCGACGTAAACGTTGCAAAAATCCCTCAGTATGAAGTATCCAACGCCGCAGGTGGGCTGACGCTCATCATGGGCGACGAGTATATGAACAGTTAGGAGTGAGCATATGGCAAACAAGTACGTAAACAAAATCGTTGTGGGGACGGAGGTAAAGCTCGACCTGTCGGCGGATACCATCGTCCCGAGCGATCTCAAAAAGGGCGTAACCGCGCACGACAAGTCTGGCGCGCCGATTGTGGGCTCGAATGAGTTTGACGTCAACTCGCAGGACGCGACCGCCGCCGTGGCGGAGGTGCTCAAGGATAAGACATTTTACGCGCGAGGCTCGAAGCTTACCGGCACTATGCCGGACAACGGCGGCCAGACGCTGGACATCGCCGACAAGGACGAAGAACCGGCCATTCCGATGGGCTTCCACGACGGCTCCGGCAAAGCGCGCATCAAAGCGACAGAAAAAGCAAAAATCATTCCCGGCAATATCAAGTCCGGCATTACCATTCTCGGCGTGGTGGGCAGCTACGGCGGCGAGGCGGTCAAAGCACAGGCAAACAAGAACGTCACACCGAGCTTTGCCGAGCAGGTCGTGACGCCGGATGAGACGTATGACTATCTGTCGCAGGTGACTGTCGCGGCGATTCCCGTCACCTACACCGACAACGCCGCAGGAGGGCAGACGCTCCAGATCGGAGGCTGATATGGCAGTCAACAAAGTCGCCCTGAACGGCGAAGTCAAACTTGACCTGACCGCCGACACCGTAACGCCTGAGACGCTTCTCAAGGGGAAGACGGCGCACAACGCGGCGGGCGAGCTGATTACAGGAGTGTATGAGCCTATGAACATCAAACAGTACACCGGCACGCTGCTTGCCTCGGGCTGGGCTGCGGATTCGCATGGGTACCAGGCGCAGACGATCACGATCACGGGGCTGAAAGCATCATACGATGTCGACCCGCAGTGGGACGTTGCTCTCTCGGGCACGGACCCAGATGCGGACGCTGCACTTTTGGAGGGCTTCGCTTTGATTCACAACTATAAGACGGGCGCGAACAGCCTGACCGCGCAGTGTATCGGGAAAGCGCCGACGGTGAATATCCCGGTTAAGGTGGTGGTCTTCGGATGAGTGGGCGCAGTCCTAGATGGTTTACGGGGATTAAATATCCGTATGAGGCAAATTTTGCGGACAACACATGGGCGCAGATCATTACTGCCTGCCAAAAAAGGATCGTCACCCCAACGTGGAAGGTTGGAGATCAGAAGGCAATGACGATCGGCGGCACGGACTATCTGATTGACATTATCGGCATCAACCACGATGACTACGCCGACGGCTCCGGCAAAGCCCCGTTTACCTTCCAGATGCATGAATGCTATCACGAGAAGAAGCGTATGAACCTTGCCGCGACCAATGAAGGCGGCTGGACTAGCTGCGACATGCGAACCAAGCATCTACCTGGCATTCTATCCAAGATGCCGACGGAAGTACAAAACAGCATTCAGGAGGTGAACAAGCTGACTTCGGCGGGGAACTACAGCACTACCATTGTCACGACCGCAGACAAGTTATTCTTGCTGTCTGAAATAGAGATTTTTGGCATCGTCGACCGCTCTGTGAACGGTGAAGGCACATTGTATGACTATTATAAGGCAGCAGGTTCCCGTATTAAGACTTTCAACGGTACTGCGACTGTATGGCGAGAGCGCTCGCCGAGTGCAGGCTACGATTATATGTTCTGTAATGTATACTCCACTGGTACCTCTAGCCAATCCGATGCAAACTATGACCGCGGCGTAGCCTTCGCATTCTGCTTCTAGGGGGATTGTGCATTATGGGAATGTTTTTAAGGCGTGGACCTGCGCCGCACAGAACGAGAATGTCTGATCTGGAAATTGGGCGCAGTATCAAACTGAATCTGAACGGCACTCCGTGGGACTGGCTGGTGGTGCATCAGGGGCTGCCATCAAGCATCTACGACGCAAGCTGCGACGGCACTTGGCTGTTGATGAAGGATATCTATGAGCAACGCTCATGGGACAGCGCCAATGCGAACAAGCTGGAAAGCAGCACCATTCACAGCTATCTGAACAGTGATTTTTTAAGCCTGTTCGATCACAACATCCAAAGTGCTATCAAGCAGGTAAAGATCCCGTACCGCCAGAACGGCGGTACTAACGGTACTGACCAGAGCGGTGCAAATGGATTGTCTGTAAAAGCTTTTCTACTATCTGGGTATGAAGTTGGCTTCACGACAAGCGACAGCATCTACTTCCCGGTAGATGGCGCGAAGCTGGATTACTTCACTGCAAGCTCTAGCGGCAATTCCAAGCGCATCGCAAACTTCAATGGCTCACCCTACGGCTGGTGGCTCCGCTCCCCGTACGACGGTAACGCACTCAGTGTGTGGTACGTCGACTCCTCCGGAAGCCGAAATCGACTCTCCTCATATACTTCATACGGTGTGCGACCCGCAATCATTCTCCCCAGTGACATGATAGTCGCTGATGACATGCTCGCAGCATAAGGAGGCACTATGTACATCACACACAACAATCAAACCTACGCGAACGTCCGGGTATACAGCACCTCCGGCTCGGTCCGGTTTACGGGCGATTCTCTTTCGGGGGTGGCAGCGCTGACCGGTCCCGTCGGGGTCTTCGCGGACAACGGCTTCCAGATGCAGACCTATACGCCGGGAGACTTTCTCCGGCAGGACATCGAGGATGGGAACTGGCTGCTGACGAATACGCCGCTGCCGACGCCGCAGCCAGTCGTTGCAACGCCTGTTGCCTACGATCTGAACACGTCCACGGCGTTTGCGGTGAAGCTGCTCATGAGCGAGAAAAAGCCCGAGACGGCAGACGAGATTATTAAATGTTCGGCGCTCTGGGACGAGTGGGAGCCCGGAAAGCACACGGTCGATGAGATCTTTACCGTAGGCGGCGACCCGTGGAAAGTCTACCAGAGCTACGACAACGCCGTCTATCCGGACATCGCGCCCGGAAACCAGGCATGGTACACGTTCAATAAGCCGCTCCACGGCACGACAAGGGAAACTGCGCGGGAGTTTATTCAGCCGCAGGCGGGTACGGTCGACATCTATCACACCGGCGAGTGGTGCATCTTCGAGGGCAAGGCGTGCAAGGCAAAGAGAGATACCAATTTCAGCCCGAAGGATTATCCGGCGGACTGGGAAGTTGAGGAATAACGGACTGCCAATGGCAGGAAAGGAGCATGCATGAATGAAGTAGAAATGGAACACAGAATCACTGCCGTTGAAAAGCTTGCGAAGGGAAATGAACGGCGCATCGGAGATTTGGAATCCGACAACAAAGCCTTGCTGGACTTATCAACGTCCGTCGCGGTCATGGCAGAGCAGATGAAGACCATGAGCAGCAAGGTCGACAGCATGGACACTGCCGTCAAACGCCTCCAGAACGTCCCAGCGAGCCGCTGGGAGGGGCTTATCAAGGCAGCCGTGACAGCGATCGTCGCTGGGCTGGTAGGCTACGCGCTGGCTCTGGCGGGGCTGGGAGGCTGATATGCGAGTAAAGGGCAAGTGGAGCAAAGGCGAGATGGCGCGCACCATCGTCATCTATCTGCTCAGACTCCTGACGATGGTGCTGATCTGGGCGTGCGCGCTGAAAACCATCGCTGTCCTTATCGCAGTTGGACACAACCCGGAGCTGGGTACGTCGGTCGATCTGTCTGACGTACTCGGCTACGCCGGCGGCGCGTCAGTCTCAGAACTGGGCTTGCTGGCTTTCAAGAGAGTATTCGCAAAAAAGAATGAACCGATAGAATGAAAAGGGTACATATGGAAAACATCAAAAAGCGGCTGGGCAACCTGCTCAGCGTCAAATCTCTGGTCACACTGGTCCTGACGGGCGTGTTTGCGTACATGTCTGTAGCCGGTAAGATCTCGCAGGACTTTATGACGATCTACGCTGTCATTATCGCGTTTTATTTCGGCACGCAGAGCCAGAAGACGCAGGATGTGCTGGACAGTGCGGGCACGCCGCAGGAGGGCGAACAGAAATGATGAAAGCATCCGAGCTTGTGCGCAGGCACATTGACGTTGCGAAGAACTACAAGACCGTCTACATGTGGGGCTGCTTCGGCTCACCCGTGAGCGAAACGATCATTGACGAGAAATCCGCACAGTACCCGGACTGGTACACCGGCGGCAGAGTCACATATCTGCGCAGCCTCATCGGAAAAGTTGTCTATGGCTTTGACTGCGTAAACCTCACGAAGGGCATTCTATGGGGCTGGAACGGCAACAAAAACGCCTACTACGGCGGTGCAAGATACGCCTCAAACAGCGTGCCGGATGTCTCCGCCGACGGCATGATTGCAAAGTGCTACGCCGTGTCCGGCATCGGCTGGGACAAGCTGATTCCCGGCGAAGGTCTCTGGATGCCCGGGCACTGGGGCATGTACATCGGTGACGGTCTGGCGGTCGAGTGTACGCCCATCTGGGACAACGGCGCACAGATCACCGCCGTCCAGAACATCGGCACGAAGGCAGGCTACCACGCTCGCAACTGGCAGAAGCACGGAAAGCTCCCGTGGGTGGAATACGATACCGTGAAGGTTGACGCCGAGGTTGAAGAAGCAAAGAAGACCATCCGGCAGAAAGCCGGATTGACCGACGGCACGATTGATTATCTCGCCGCCTACAAGTACGGCGATGATCTTCTCAAAAAGCTCGCAAAGGCGATGAAGTAAGGGGGCGGGGCTATGGCTCCACAAGCCAGATGCAAATTACCGCCGGAGCTTGGCGGACTGATGCGCCGGGACATGGAAGCGGTCATTCATCAGGCGAATCTTGGTCTGGAAGACGAAAAGATTGCGCAGCTCTACTTTGTGGATAAGCTTCCACAAGTGGACGTTGCGACGGAACTGTATCTTGGCAGGGCGACGGTGCAAAGACGCCTCCCTGGGATTATGCAGCGCATGAGAGACACGTCGAGCAAACTGTATAGCTAAGTGATGCACAACTGAGGCACACGAAAATACGAAAAAGCCCATACTGGACACATCAAAGGAGTGTTCGGTATGGGCTTTTCTTATTTCAATCCAAACCCGGAAGGGAAACAAGTCGGAGACTGTACCGTCCGGGCAATTTCAAAGGCGGCGGGCAAGAGCTGGGATGAAACATACGTCGGACTTTGCCTACAGGGGCTGAAAATGGGCGACATGCCGTCGGCAAACAGTGTCTGGGGCGCGTACCTCCGGCAGCACGGCTTTACCCGGAACGTTGTGCCGAACACATGCCCGGACTGCTATACGGTCGAGGAATTCGCAAGAGACCATCCGCGCGGCGTATATGTACTCGCTCTATCAAGCCACGCCGTTTGTGTGAAGGACGGAAAGTATTTCGATAGCTGGGATTCCGGGAACGAAATCCCGCTGTTCTACTGGGAAAAGGAGGATAAATGATGTTCGGACAACAGCCTTATGTGTATCAGCAGCCGATTTACAATCAACCGCCCATGATGCAGGACCCTATGATGCGGTCGCAGTATCAGCCTTCGCCGTCGATGCAGTATCCGGCTCCGCAACCACAGCCACAGCAGCCGAGCGGGGGACAGTCTATCATCTGGGTCCCGAACGAAAAGGCGGCAAACGAATTTATCGTCGCGCCGAATAACGCCGTCACGCTCTGGGACATGAATGCGCCGGTTGTGTATGTGAAGAAAGCTGACGCAAGCGGTAAACCAGCAATGACAACGTATGATCTTGTAGAGCGCTCTACAGCCCCAGTGAGCCCCACAGCGCCGCAAACAGTGCCAACGGTGGAATACGTGACCCGCAAGGACTTTGACGAACTGGCGGCAAAGGTGGCGGCTCTGAGTGTCAAGCCCGTGAGAAAGGTGAAGGAGGCAGACAATGAACCCACTGTTTAATGCACTCGGCGGCGGGCAGATGCCCGGGGCTATGGGGCAGTTTCAAAATATGGTGCGGCAGTTTCAGCAGTTCAAGCAGAGCTTTCAGGGAGACCCGAAAGCGGAGGTTGAAAAGCTGGTGCAGTCTGGGAAAATCTCGCAGCAGCAGTTGAACCAGCTACAACAGGCGGCAAGCCAGTTTCAACAGCTTCTTGGATAATTAAGATTTCAATTCGTGCGCACGATTGATATAAATTCAAAATCTACGAAAGGAGAAATGATTATGAGTCTTTCTGATGGCGGCATTCAGCCGACCATGAACGTATCCCCTTCCGGCAGCTCCGGCGGATGGGGCGGATTCGGAGGCGATGGCGGGTGGTGGTTCATTATCCTGTTCCTCGCCCTGTTCTGTGGCTGGGGCGGTAATGGCTTCGGCAATAACCGCGGCAATTCCGGCGGAGTAGTTGACGGCTATGTTCTGGCTTCCGACTTCGCAAACATCGAACGCAAGATGGACCTCATCAACGGCGGTCTGTGCGATGGCTTCTATGCCGTGAACAACTCCCTACTTACGGGGTTCGGTAATGCGGAGCTTTCCCGCTGCAATCAGCAGGCTGCGCTTATGCAGCAGCTGAACAACATGGCGATGCAGGCACAGGAGTGCTGCTGTGAAAACCGCGCTGCAATCGCCCAGGTGCGCTACGACATGGCGACGCAGGCATGCGACACCCGCAACACCGTGCAGAACAGCACGCGCGACATCATCGACGCGATGAACTGCGGCTTCCGCAGCATTGACCAGAGATTGACGGCGCAGGAACTGGCTGCAAAGGACGCGAAGATTGCCGAGCAGAACCAGCAGCTCTTTGCGGCGCAGCTGGCGGCTTCGCAGGCGGCGCAGAATGACACGCTCAAGTCTTACGTGAGCGGCCAGTTGGCGTATTACAACCCGCGCCCGGTTCCGTCTTTTGCGGTTCCTGCTCCTTACCAGTTCGCTGGCTGTAACGGCTATAACGGCGGTTACAACTGCGGCTGCGGCAACTGCGCTTAACTCCATAACGTAGAGCTTTTTCGTGGACTCACGAAAATGATCGGTTCCTTGCCGATACTCAAGAAACGCGGCGGGGCAATCGTCCCC